GATACCATCATTGATTTTTGTATCACCCAACGATTTTATACCTTCATAAATTCTTCGACCTGATGATTGTTGCGACATTCCAATTTTGCCTTTTGTATCAGGAAACAACGCCAGCACCTCATCGCTTCCATCGTGGATAAAGTTTGCAGGGAAGCGACCTGCATTAAGATTTCCCGTATCTACATTTCCATTGAATCTGCCGCCGTAAATGCCATTTGAGGTTCCCTCGGGTTTTGATGCTTTGAAAGTTTCACCCTCGCTACCAACCCTGCACCCATCAATGTTCAATCCACCCGTGCCGTGAGTGAGGACATTATTTGCAACGGTGTCAATTAGAGGTTTACGCGCTAGAACTATTGGCTCGTGTGCAGGTTTTAGTGCAGTTCCCCAGCCTTCCCATTGTTTTGCTTCGGGGGTTATTGATAATTCAGTTCTGTCACATTGACAAGGATTGCCTGATGCTAGGGCTTTCAAACAAATAGCACATCTACGGTTCTTTGATATTTCTCCAACGCTACCTTTTTGTTGCATTGGCAAGGTAGCCCATTTTTCGCGCTCCGCCCCTGCCGCCTTATCAATCCCCTTACTAATGTTATGAGACTTAGGAAAACCTGACCCATAAACCCACATAATTTGGTCACGGATTTCAAAGCCTGCATCTTCGATAGCACAAGCCATACGGTGATAAGTTCGAGAGCCACCGAAGCAGAGTATGTACCCACCTGGTTTCAATACCCGCAAGGCTTCAACCGCCCACACCTCACACCACTTTTGAAACTCTTTCATCTCAAATAACCCACGCGAAAACCTAACTCCGTGTTTGAATCCTTTGTCATGGAAAATCCCATTGGTTGCCTTGTCGGTTACTTCTACGACTTCCGCATTTTTCCAAGGCGCGTCCCACTCTTTCCCCATAAACTCTAAACCGTATGGTGGGTCAGTAACTATCGAGTCCACCGAGTTGTCAGGCATAGCCTTCATAGCCTCAATACAATCCGAGTTTATTAACTTCATTTGCTACTCCCTTGTAACGGTATCAAACATTGGGTTATAGTTTAGATAACAGGGTTTTTGCTATCCGAGGCTTCGATAGCAAACTTTTCTGCCTCAATATCCAACTTTTTTTGTGCCGTTGCGATGATTTCCGTCAAAGATTTAGGTGGTCGCCCCCGTCTGCGAATAAGATTGCCCTCAGCGTCGTACTCGGGTTCTCTTGGAATATCGTCTTTGATAATTTTGTAAATCAACTGCTCCGATACACCCATCGCCTCAGCAATTTCGCGATATGTGATGCGCTGTTTACGAAGGCGTAAAATCAACTGCTTACGACGCTTTCCTAAATCTTGCATTTGAATTTGGTGGTGGCGGATAGCGTTGGTAAGTATTTTTACCTCACTTAATCCTTGAGCATCCAACTCACTTGCTTCCATTACTGTACTCATTTTTGCTCTCCTCCATCAAACAGGCGTTCGACTGCATCGTCAAATTCCATTTTTTTATCTATTTGGTTTGCCGTTGCCAAGAACTCCAAGTTTATTTTGCTCCTAGACTTTTCAACTGCTACATATAATGCCATATAAAACGGGAGTATGAAAATCCCCGCTACGCCTAGCCCTACCGCTGTCCAAATAATTTCCCAGTTCATCTTTTCTCCTCTTTGACTGCCCCTCGTATGTAAAGCACTAATGAATTTTTATCTCTGTGTGGCGGTAGAAACATTAACGATCTGACATACTTTGGAGAATCGTCGGGAAGAATTCCCGCATCTACAATTCCGTCAATCGCTGCTTTTACTGCTGGATTACACGCGCCTACATCTTGCGGGCGACCACCTTTCTGATGAGGTTCAACCGTAATGCTAACCCAATCCATAATGGGTATTCTCTCAGATTTAGCCAAGAGTTGAAAACCCAATCTCCAAGCCTTTGTGAGGTTGGCTCTTTCCCACCTGTTGCCAGCGCGTTCGGCGTTGGTTGTCCATGGCTTTTGTTCGAACTCAAGGCGGTAAATAACCTGCTCTGAATCTTCTGCGTAACAAATACAATCCATGTGCTAAAAATGAGGCACCGCCCGATTTATGTCAAGTTGTACTTTATCGCCCGAATTGTAGATATTCCACCAAATGCCCGAATTGTCCCGAAATGGGACTTGCTCGGCTGACTCAACCTTTTGGATTAAATATCCTTGCTCTCTGGCTTTATCTCTATTGGACTCAACCCATCCATGACACCCAGTTGTGCCTGAACCACATAAAAGTATTAAATTAGCGGGTTGGTGAAGCAACTCATTACGAGAACCACCCATCATTCTTGGACGGCGGTGATGAACTGATACGCCCGCTATGGGGGCATCTAAACACTTTTCGCATAGGTAGTTAGCCCGAGCAAATACTTCAAAGCGGGTTTGAGTATCAACCTTTAGTTTAGGTTTAGATTTAACCATTGGAGTCTTTCATCCGCGAGGGCGTCCAAGCAAGCAGGGCATATCGCGCTCTGCGTCTGTTGCGCCATGTAAACCACCAACCTACAAATCGCAATATCCTCATGAGTTAGGTGCCATTTCCCCATTATTTTCTTCCAATAAAGCATTTGAACCCTTTTCTTTGTCAATATAAAGCCACCCTAAAGTTTCCCGTAGGTGTTCAGGCATTGGAACCGCTTTTGGGTTCTCCAACTCAAGATGATTAAACTGGGGCGGTTGATTGCTAACTTTTTTTATGGCTCTTTCGCGTATGTCTGCCACGGTTGGGAAAAACCGTGAGGTTTGAATGGATTCTTTAATTGCCGAATACAAATCCTCTTTGGAAATATCTAAATCTTTTAGAAGTTCGTAGTAGGCAACTACCTGCGCTTGAGTCAATGGGTACTGTGGAAAAGCGGCAACCGCTAGTGACAGACAATCAACCAAATCCGCTTGCGTCACCATCCTATCTCCAATGGCTTTGTCTGCATTGCTTGAAGTGTAGATAATCCTTTTGGCTGATTGCGAGTCGGAAGCAACTCATCGTTCCAGCGTTCACCGTTAATCCAAGTTGAAGCGTGTGGGCAGTAGGCGATATCAAGGTTTGGGTCAGTTGCCAATCGGTTAGCCCCTTCAATAATTTCCGAAGCGGGAGTTTTTTGTACCGCTTTCAAAAAGGCTTTGAAGGCAACGGCTTTGCCTACCTTGCGCGGATAAATTCCCCAAAATAAATCGAACTCCTCCGTGTCAATAAACGAATGATCATTGAGTTTAGAATTGAGTTTAATATTGGTATAAGTAATAGGTGCGAAAACACCATTTGTCACCTCTGCGGTGACAACGGTGTCACCCCTGCGGTGACAATCTGTCACCCCTGTGACAGAAACAAAATTAAATTTGTACTCCGAAGGCGATCTGCCCCCGCCGTCAGATAACTTTTCAAGCCAACCATCGGACTCAAAATCTCGGAGCGCTCGCTGGATGGTTCTCTCAGAACATTTAGATTTTACTGCTAAGTTCGCAACGGTCATAAATAAACGATTTTCGTAGACATCATTAACGATATCGGCAATTGCCATCAAAATGTATGAGTGCGAATGCGAGTAATTTGTGTGCTTCCATACATGATTCATGGCATCTAGGCTCACAAATTACCTCCACAATGTGGACAACACTTTTTGCGCCCAAACTCTTCTGTCTTTCGATCATTTACATAATCGGGTAAGACATAGATTTTGCAACGACTTCGAGCATTTTGTAAACGGGCTAAATGACCTGTCTTATGAAGTACGGAAAGTACACCCGAGGCGCTGCCATGGTGCAAGTTCAACTCCTTAGAAACATCTTTCCAAGTTATACCTAGCGAGCCTTGCATCCAAGCAAACATTAAGGTTGCTTTTTGGTTCTTACCAGTTCGACCATTTGAATCTTGAGTTCGAGCGCGTTCCTCGGAGGTTTTACTCCCCGAGAATCCGCTGGTTCCCGCATAAGGTAATTCAGGCATCCACTCCGACGGTGATGATTTCATTGGTGTCCTCTTCCAATTTAGGTGGTGTGATTATGGCTTGTTGTTCTTGGAACTTAGCGCGGAGATAATTTAAGTTCTCTGGGCTGTATCCATTTTTGTGTTCGGTGATGTACTGACCAATTGCTGCCAAAGCATCTAAATCTTTAGCGGTGGTAATTTTCAACTCAATCGCCGTAACTGGCATAACATCATTTGCCGAAGAGCGCTCGTAGGAACTTGCATCTGGGTCAGCATCATCTGTTGGCAAGCAAAGTGATTGAAGGAGGGCGGTACGAAAAGCAACTGACATTGCCTTAGTCGTTGCTTTATCTCCAGCGTCCATTGCTTCAGCAACGACTGTGGCAGAAATTGTGTCACCCGCGGTACCGATAAATGTGTAGGTCACTTTTACTTTTACATGACCCATAGCGGTGCGATTGCGCCCAACCTCAACTGTTGAATATTCGTAATCTAAAACTGTCGGCATAACCAAAACTCCGAACTTTTGGAGTGCTGGCGATACTGCATTGACAACTGAATCAATCCCGCGGAAATTAAATCCCTGAGATGTATTTTTATCCTTCTTGGCTATTGCGCCAACTGCCTTCATAACTTCAGCAAGCGCTTGCGCGATTGGTAACTGATTTTCCATAATTGCCCTCTCTACTCTGCAACTACAAACGAAACGGATGTTTCGGCTGGTACAACTTTTACATCAGGCACAATTTCACCTTGAGTTGATATTACTCGATTATCTTCAGTAATCAAAGCATTTAGGGCTTTCTTGTCTATCTCGGTTTTAAAGCGAAGAAGTTTAGGGTCAGCGATTTTTGCCCACTCAATAAACTTTTCCTCGGATACGAACTCAATTTTGGGACGACCAGCCGTGGTCTTGATCGTTCCGTGGGGCAGGACTACCGATTTGCGACCTTCAGAGCGCTCTGTGAGGGCATAAGGACGAAGGTTAGACTCAAACCACACGGCATCACTTTCCAAGCCTTTATTAACCGTTTCTAGCCATTCTGTGACTCTGAGAACTTCGGCGTCAAAGATGGTTTTATTGTCTGATTGTTTACGGCGGATAGATGCTAATTTACGCATTGCCCAATCTGCCTTAAAATCGTCATCAATTACAAACGGTTCACGGGCAGGCTCTTCTACGATTTCGAAATCGTCTATTGCATTTTCCATATTGTATCCTCTCGTTAGGGGAGAGGTTATACAACCCAAGTTAGATTGTCAAGTCCTCAAAACCCGAAGGATT